GAGCGCCGCACCGGGAGCCGTGCCAATGAACCCGAATCCGCGACCAGATCAGGCGCGAAAGAGATCAAGCTTAGCGAAGCCACCGAGGAAGCGCTCAGGAACAAGATGAGCGCCCACAACAAGGAGCACGGTGAGAAGAAAGGACGCCGGGTCAACTATCGGACACTCGCGGCCGTGTATCGCCGAGGCGCTGGAGCGTTCTCAACGTCGCACCGTCCGGGCATGAGCCGGAATCAATGGTCCATGGCTCGGGTCAACCACTTCCTCCATCTCGTCGCCACCGGCAAACCGAAAGACAAGAAGTACATCACCGACAACGATCTCCTTCCCTTGGAACATCCTCGAGCCGTCCGAAAGGGGCGATATGATCACATCAACTTCACGCCTCCGAAGGATGTGTCAACCGCGGCGGCTCGAGGGCTTGAACTCCGCGCCAAAGCGCCACCAAGTCAACGCGGCGGACTCACGGCGGCTCAAGCTGGAAAGGAGGGCGTCGGCTCCGGTGTCCAACGCGCCGCGAATCTCAAGAACCGGGACAAAGTTAGCCCGGACACGATCAAGCGCATGGTGAGCTTTTTCGCTCGACACAAAGAAAGCGCGAAGATCGATCCGAAATACAAGAGCGAGCCCCACAAGGATCGCGGATACGTGGCTCATTTGCTTTGGGGCGGTGACGCCGGGAAGCGATGGGCGGAAAAGGTAAAACGGCAAATGGACAAAGCGGACGAACTCAAGAAAGCGTGGGAGGTCTCGATTCCAATCTCCAAAGTGAACGACGAGAAGCGGCTCGCGTTCGGATGGGCTTCGGTGATTATCGACGCCGACGGGGACGCGGTGATCGACCACCAAAGCGATCGAATCAGTATCCCGGAGCTTGAAAAGGCGGCGTATGAGTACGTCCAGAAGAGCCGACAATCGACCGAGATGCATGTCCGGAAGGGCGTGGCCGAGCTAGTCGAGTCCGTGGTGATTACTCCTGAAAAGCGCGAAGCGATGGGGATCGACGGAGAAGGGATTACCGGTTGGTGGGTCGGCTTCCGAGTCAATGACTCGAGCGTGTGGAGCAAAGTGAAGAGCGGCGACTACCGGGAGTTTTCGATCGGCGGTACCGCGAAGAGAAGGAGCGTTGATCAATGATCAATGAATTAGAAGATCTTCAGATTGAAGAAATCGCCTTTGTCGACAAGGGCGCGGGAAAAGGCGTCAAGGTGGCGCTTTTCAAGAGATATAACGAAAAAGAGGAAACCAAAAAGATGAAATCACTCGAGGAAATCATGGGAGCCCTATCGGAGGAGGACGCGGCCGTCGTCATGCAAGCAATGGAAGAGCTTAAGCATGAGAAGGAAGAAAGCGCGGAAGCCGAGAAGATGGAGCACGACGAAGAAACCGACAAGATGAAAGACGAAGAGAAAGCGGACAAGATGAAAGACGAGGAAGTCGAGAAAAGCTTGAGCGTTCTCAAGTCCGAGAACGCGGTCATGAGAGAACAGATCGCGAAGATGCAAGCCGAGCGCGAGCGTGAGCTTTTCGTGAAACGCGCCGAAGCGCTTCCGAACGTTCCGACGTTCTCAACCGAAGAGCTTGGTGAGTTCTTGATGCACGTCAACAAATCACTCCCGGCTCATCTCGCCGAGAAGACCGAGTCGTTCATCAAGTCCGTGAACAACATATGCAGCGAGTCGAGCTTGATCAAAGAGTTCGGATCCGCTGGCATCGGTTCAAGCCGAAGCGGTTCGGCAATGGCTCGAGCGGAGGCGATGGCGTCCGAAATCACGAAGAGAGATCCAAAAATCAGCAAAGCGAAAGCGCTCAACGAAGTTTGGACAAACAACCCGGAACTCCGCCGAGAGTACCGACAAGAAAGAAGAGGTAACAAATAATGGCGACCACCGACGCACTAAGAACGATCACGCTCACAGCGGGCGCTGATCTCTCAAGCGGTCAGTACAAGATCGTGCAACTATCAGCGGCCAACACCGTCACACTGGCGACGGCCTCAACTCAAACGATCCTCGGCGTTCTCGTGAACGCTCCAGGAAGCGGCGAAGCGGCGGAAGTCGCGATCGAAGGCGTGGCGAAAGTGATCGCCGACGGTTCGGTCGCCGTGGGTGACTTGATCACCGCGGACTCGAACTCGGTCGCTACCAGTGTCACACAAGCGGACGCGGACTCAACGGACGCCTTCGCTAAGACTCTTGGAATCGCACTCGAAGCGGACGCAGCGGCGAACGCTTACATCCGCGTACTACTCGGACGCCAAAGCGTCCAAACGGCTTAAGGGAGGATTTAGAAAATGCCTAATCCATTAGTTTCAAGCGTCCATGTGGACGCAGCGTTGACGGGGATGTCCGTCGCGTATCTTCAAGATCAACGAAATTTCGTTGCCCGCCGGGTCTTCCCAGTGGTCAACGTTCAACACCGAAGCGACAAGTACTTCGTCTATAATCAGGCGGATTTCCTTAGAGATTCCGTACAGTTACGAGCGGCCGGTACCGAATCAGCGGCGGCCGACTATCGTCTAAGCACTGCAACATACACCGCGGAACGATACGCGCTTCATAAGGACATCGCGGACGAGATCCGATTTAACGCGGACGAAGCGATCGACCCCGAACGCGACGCGACTGAGTTCTTGATGCAGAAAATGTTGATCCACGAAGATCGCAAGTTCGCTCAAGACTTCATGAAGACCGGCGTATGGGATAACAACAAGAACGGCTCGACGGCGGACTTTACTCAGTTCACCGTAAGCTCGACCGATATCGTCTCAACTATGGACGGGTGGGGCGACATCATTCACCGAGGAACGGGCAAGCGTCCGAATACTTTGGTCTTGAGCCGGGACGTTTATTCCGTATTCAAGAACAACGCGACGATCCTCGAGTCGATCAAATATACGCAACGCGGGATCGCGACTCCGGAGCTTCTCGCGGAACTGTTCAACCTTGATCAGGTGATCGTATGCGACTCCGTCTATAACACGGCGGCGGAAGGTCAAACCGCGTCTTATGACTTCGCGGTCGGTGAAGACAGCTCATTCCCGAACTCGGGGCTCTTGTGCTACGTCAACCCGAATCCATCGATCTTGGCTCCGTCGGCGGGCTATAGCTTCGTGTGGACGCCATACGCGGACGCGGCGGGCGGCGCGGTGATGAAGTCCTTTTACATGGATCAACTCGCTAGCGATCGAATTGAGGCGGAGATGTACTGGGATCAAAAAGCGGTCTCAAGCGCTTGTGCCTTGTTCTTCTATAACGCAGTATAAAAACTGACCCACGGCGGGGGCGTCCGGGCTTCGGTTCGGGCGTCCCATTTTTGAGGTGATCGAGTGGCTTTTACGTACAACACAAGCTTGAGCACGAACCGGGACAAGGTGAGATTCCGGATCGGCGACACGGACTCGAATCGTCCGCTCTTGTCCGATGAAGAGATCGACGCCGTTCTCACTTCGAAGCCCGCGGTCCTTCCCTCGGCGCTTGAGTGTGTTGAGGCGATACTCGCGAAGATCGCTCGAGATGTAGATCGAAACGCGGCCGGGATCAGTTCAAGCCGTTCTCAGTCTTTCAACCACTACATGGAGTTGAGGAAGAAGCTCAGTCGCGAGATGGTCACCGAGTCGGAAATGTTCGTCGGCGGCTTGTCGAAGTCGGCTAAGCTTGGTTTCGAGAGCGATTCGGACTTCGTGCCTCCTAACTTCGAGATCGGACAATTCGATCACATCTCCCAAGAGAACAAAAAGGACGAGAGCGAATGATCGGTGTTAAGATCACCGGGCTCGAGGCACCGGCGGCGCTCGTCAAGCGACTAGGAAAGAACGCTAACGCCGCGATGTCGATCGCCTTGCTTCGTTGCGCTCAACGAGCCGAAGCGGACATAAAGGCGGAAGTGTATGAAGCCTTTAACCCCGGTACCGGAAATCTAGCGCGGTCCTTCAAGGCGGTCATGTTAGACGCGAAAGGTTCAGAGCTTCGAGCGGGCGCGGTGTCGGATTCCGTATACGCCGGGGTTCAAAACGAGGGCGGTCAAATCTTCCCGAAGACGGTTAAGAACTTAGCGATCCCGAACAAGGACGCGGTCCCGCTCGGCAAGTGGCCGAGAAACTACCCGAAAGACTCCCTTTCATTCGTTCCGAGCTTGAAAGGCAACCCGCGCCGGACCGGGTGGCTCATCGACAAGCTCAGCAAGCGCCGCATGTTTACATTGCTTAAATCCGTGACGCTCAAGGAAAAGCGGTATCTCGAAGCCGCTCAAGAGAAGTCCGAGCCGCACTTCCAACGAATCATAAACACCGAGCTAGTCTCGCTTATCCAGCAATCAGAGAAGGCGGCTAAGTGATGGGAACGCCGGTCCGTCAACTCATCCTCGACAACGTCAACACCGTTCTCGGCACAATCTCGATCGCCGGAGGATACAAGACCGACGTCACAACGATCGCCCGATCCGTGAAGTCGTGGGAAGAGCTGGGAGCGTCTCAAATGCCTTTTATTGGCTTCGCTCCGGTGGGACAATCAACACCGAGTTACAAGCCCAACGGCTTCATCGATGTCCGTCTCCCGTTGACCATTGTCGGACACGTCAACTCGCAAAGCGGAGCGGCCAAGACCGAAGATCTGGCGAAGCTCGAAGACGACATTATCGCCGCAATGAACGCGGACACCACTCGAGGCGGCAACGCTATAAGAACGAATTGGAACGGAACATCGACGGACGAAGGGAACCCGGACTCGGATGATCACCGAGGCGGATCCGGCTCTCTCGTGATGTCGTTTGAAATACTTTATCAACGCAAAGTGACCTCAACTTAGGAGAAAACAATGGGACTCAATGACACCACCGCACTAGGTAGAAATCAAAAATTCTACATTCAACCGGCGCTTAGCTCCGACACTTACCCGGCTTTTACTCATCCGGACGACGGCGCGTCACCGGCACCGAATCAGCTCACGGTGCTCTCAAGCTCGATGAGCTATGAACAAGAACGCAAGAACCGAAGCGATACAAGTCAGACCCGGGACTATTTCGAGCGAATCAGCGGGAACAAGACCGTCACCTTCGCGTGTGAGTCTCATCTCCTGATCCCCGATCAAACAAGTGCGGCCGTGGCTCCGGACTGGCACTGGTTAGCCCAAAACGCGATGGGCTCGGCGGCTTCCACTGGCTCCGGTCCTTATGTCTACACCTACGCCTTGACACATGGTCAAAGCGACTCAACGCCGCTCACTCTCGTCCGAGAGACGAACGCGGTCTTCTCCGAGTCCGTATGGGGTGCGATGGTCGAAGAGATGACGATCGCGGTCGCTCAAGGGGATGAACCCAAGATCTCTTTCAACGGCGTGGCGTCCGATTATGCGGCCACGGCAACCACAACGGTTAACGACGCAACACCGAACGCGGACGAGTTCCTCACGGTGGCCGACGCGAGCGCCTTCACGGTCAACTCGATCATCAAGGTCGGAAATGATGACGGCACCGGAAACAAGGGATTCCAGGTCGAAGCGATCAACGGGAACATCCTCACACTGAACGAAGCGCCGACCACGGTCTCCG